CGGTGCCGTAGTCGATGACCCAACTCTCTCCCTGGTCATTCCGAGCCTCGACCGACCAGTGAGTCTGCTTCTCGCCGGGATCGGCGCAGAGGGTGAGGATCGCCGGCGATCCGCCGTCGGTGACCTCCCCGGGGATTTCGCGCAGCCGGTAGCCGCCGCGCAGATCGAGGATGGCATCCTCCTTCACGGAGGCGGTGCGGTTCTCGAAGGGGAGCCCCTCGTAGGTATTCCGAAAATCATGGAGCCCTCCGGGGGTGGAGGACTTCTGAAGGAAAAGCTTGGCCAACTCCCCCCAAGTCATCTGGGGGGAGTAGAGGGAGGAGATGTGGCAGGAGATATGGTCGCGGGGTGCGAGGGGATTCCCCGCGATCCACCGGCCACCCGAGACAAGCTTTCTCTGCATCTCCTGTGGCCAGAGGTCGCCGCACTCGCGGCACTGGTAGCATGCGGTGTCGGCCACGCCGTCCAGATCCCACGCCCCGTCTGGACCACGAAGCTCATCCGACCACTTGACCTGCTCGAACTCGAGGTGCTGCTCGGCTCCGCACGAGGGGCAAGCGACATGGTAGCGGTGCTGGCTCCCAGCCATGAACTGTGACCAGATCGCGCCGGTCTCGACGGTGGGTGTCGATGCAAGCACCCGCTTGCAGATGGTCCGGTAGAAGTTCGTCCTAGCCATGGCAAGCTCGAGGGAGGGAGCCTCGGTCGCGGAGGCGTCCGGCCACTTGTCCACTTCGTCACAGAAGAGGTAGCGGGTGGGACGGGAGGCGAGGTTGGCCTCGCTGTTCGAGCCTACGAGCTTGAGGGTGCAGGACTTGAACTGCATCTCGGTCTTCTTGAATAGATCGGGGTCGTCAGGCATGACCGGCTTGATGGCCGCGCAGGAGCGCAGCCGGGGGATGAGTTCACGCTCACTCCATGACTTGGCATTGTCCGCAGTTGATGTGACGTAGAGGATCGGGCCGGGATCCTGTGCGACGGCATACTGGATGAGGTTCGCCAGAAGGGTGGTGCCGCCGATCTGGGCACTCTTCACGAAGGTGATCTGCCTGATCTTCCTGTCGCCGAACCAGAGGTGAAGCTGTTTCAGATAGGGTGTGAAGTCACAGGAGAACCGCCCGGGGCGCGGCGAGAAGCGCGGATCCAGCACGATCTCCCTCTCTGCCCATGTCAGGGGATCCGGTCGTTGCCGAGGCTCCCACATGGAAGCCAGATCGGCCTCAAGCTTCTGAAGGGCCGGTGACATCGGAGGCTGTGGCCTTGGCATTCCAAGGCGCGGAGGCGGCGGCGGCGGCTAGTTCGCGCAGGATGGCAACCACCTCGTCGCGGACGATCCCGGCGACATCGGACTGAGACTCGATCCGGGCGGCCAGCACATCGGGAAGGTTCTCCATCAGCCCCTTCGCCATGGCCATGTTCCCCAGGATGAACTCCGAGACCTTCGAGACCTCGACCAACCGACCGGCAGAGGTGGCCAGCTTCAGGTTGTTCTCGGCGACTTGAAGCCAGAGCTTGTGAGCCTCCGATGCCGCCTTCAGCAGGGCACCGAGGGAGTTGAAATTCCCCGCCTCTTCCGTCTTATCACAGAGGAGAGAGAGCCGGGCATGGCGCACGGCGGCTGCCAACTCCGTCTCCTCAGGGGTCATCGGCTTGGCTGCGGCCTCGGGACGGGCAAATGCGAAGGTCGAATCCTGGGCGCGGGACCGGATGAACTCTCTCCACCGTGGGTCGTCCTTCACTCGCCAGTTCCTGACGGCCCGGACGGAGACGGAGTGAGCGGAGGCGCACTCTTCGATGAGCGCGGACTCGTGACGGGAATTCCTCATGGCTTCCGTTCCGTGTCAAAGGAACGGAACGGAACGGGCGCGGAAGGTCGGGAACTAATCGGCTTCCCTAACGTTCCAAGCTAATTCACGCAGAAACAACGCCAGTGCGCCCAACCGCTTAGATTGTGAAGCGTGAAGAGATTCCTTACCGAGGGGGGAGTCACCGGACGATCAGACGCTCATCGTCGATTCCACCCAGTTTCTACTCAAGCAACCGAGAGAAAAACTAGCTGGGATATCAGAATATCGTCATTATCTCCTTAAGAGATAGTATAAGAGTATGATGGTAAGCTGTTTGAAAGCCTAGGAGATGGTGCGGAAGCATCGTCCAAGCGAGGACGTTCATCGTCCTCAAAGTAACCCAAAACTAAAACCCCACTCCCTTTCTGCTTGATCCATGGCTTATTCAGGACGTTCATCGTCCTCATTGCTTCTGCCCACCAAGGGCGCGGGGCGGACGGTGGCATTGAGGCGGATCGGCCTGACCCATGTCCCTAATTGCATCCATCCTACCCATCATATAAGCGGCAAGAAGTAGCTTGGAATCTGGCGATTTAGTGGATGAGCATCCGGTGGTAACTATGGCCAGAAAAAGGAAAACCCTGTGCATGAGGCGAACCTCGCACAGGGTAATCGTTCCGCAACTTCCTTTATAGATCAGCTAACGCGCCACTTCCTGTCATTCTTCCCTCCCACACGCTCGAGCTTCACCGTCCCCAGCTCCTCACCGAACCGGAAGACCCGCCCATTGTAGCGGGCAAAGAGTCGCGACATCTTTGTCCTGGCTGAAGTGTAGATCTCGAACTCCTTGGTCTCCCTGTCCACCTTCCCCTTGATCTGCTCCTCGAAGAGGCCACGGTTTCGGCAGATCCAGATCACCTCATCGAATGTCACGCCCTCACGGGTGCGGAGTTCAAGGCCATCCTGGAATATTCCCTCAGCCATGGCCTGCACCAGATCGCGCATGTCAGCGGCGTCGGGATCGCCGAAGTCCTCGCTATCTGGCTTCCGCAGCGGATCGCCGAAGCCCGCATTCTCCACGATCCCGCCGATCACGCGACTCCAGTCCTCGAAGCCCACCAACCGCGACGAGCAGGCCGGACGCCCAGCCTTGTCCCATGCCACGATGAGCGACCAGAGAGCAGAGAGAATGGCGAATCGCACCTCCGGCCTCGCCAGATACTCGGCACCCATCGGACGCTCGATCTTACGCGCCTGAGGGTCGGCCTCCTTCTGGAAGAGATCGATGAATATCGACCGACGCGCGATGTCAGAGGAGACCTCGGCCTGATTGCTGGTGAACATCAGCATCGTCTGCTTCGCCACCTCATACTTCGCGCTCGAGCCGAGCCGACGCACCGAGACCACCGAGGAAGTGGCGAACTGCTCCAGATAGGCCGAATCGATCTTGTCCTTCACATTGTCGAAGATCACCGAGTCCGAACCCGCCAGCACCTCCGAGTCCAGCACCTTCTGAAGCTCCTCTCGTTCCTCTGGGAGGGCGCGCATGGCTGCGAATCCCCTCACCGGCACCTCCACCACCATGGCGAGGAGCGACTTCCCGGCGGCTGGGCCGTTGGCATTCCAGATGACGAGCGGCACCTGAGCCTGCTCAGGCAGGAGCGAGACCGCGAAGCGCGTCATCATCGCCGCGATCTGGCAGGAGAGGGATCGCCCACCATCATCGGCAAATGGGAACTCGTGGAGGAGATCCGTCAGGTAATCGACGGCGGCCTCCTTGGGCATCAGGTCGTAGGTCATGGTTTGTGCGTGTTTTGTTTTGGTTTTTCTTCCTTCTTCTTCCAGTTGATCGCCGCATACCGGCGGCGATACTCCTTTGAGAAATTATTCCTGGGCGCATCGCCCTTGCCGTTCTCGGCTCGGTTCTTCTTGTTCTCCATGACGCCTACGCCTCCTTGACTAGGATCTTGGTCTCCGCGTCATAGCCCGCCGACTGAAGCGCGAGTTCACCACCTCGCAGGATCGGCACCGGGACGCGCGAGATCCGGCGCAGGGGCCTCTGGAGTTCCAGAAACATGTGAGAGGTCAGGACAGCCTCCGCCTGCATCTTATTCATCGAGTCGGGACGCGCCTCATAGGCATCGCTTCCGTCCTCCTTCTTCCATGGCATCTTCACCAGCTTCACCGTGCGGAGATTCTTCTCAGCATAAGTGCGGAAGCAGGCCGGGGTGAGCGGCTGCATCCGGTCAGTCTTCGGCTCCAGCACGACGGGCAGCCCGTCTTGGAGGAAAACCCCATTCCTGCTCATCACCTCGCCGATGTCATTGGCGAAGTCCGAGAGGATCCTCCCCACCCGTGGCAGCTCGATATGCGGAAGCTCGTTTTGAGAGGCATCGCCCCCCCCCTGATTTTTTTCAGCCCCTGCCGGAGAGCCACCGGGGGGGGTATTGTTAGTCGGATTATTTTCAGTCATGTGCGTGTGATTCGTCGAGTCAGTCAAATGTTTGGTTTCTTCAGCCTTTAGCCTTCAGTCTTCAGCCCTGCTCCCACCCCTATCGGTGGTGGAGATCAGCCAGAGCCCCCGCATCCCGTCGTAGCTCCTCCGCCATCAGGGAGAATTTCCCATTGCATGGAGCGTAAAACTCCAGCCGCTCCGCGCAGGCCAGCATCGCCTCGGCATCCTCACCCCACGCCGCAGCGCGAGCCGCCTCCACCGCATCCCTCAGCGCATCGCGGACGGGTGGCCGGTCGATGATCCGCTCACCGAAGGGAGGCCATGGGTTCACATAGAGCAGCTTCTGGAGCGCACCCTTCTCCGAGCGATACTGCTGCGGCAGACGGGTCAGCCTCACCGCAGTCAGAGCCTTCGGATCAGCCCCGATCCGGGCCAGAGTAGCCTTCTGAGCGCGAGCCCAGGCATCCCACTCCGCCTTCGAGGTAGGGCCGGAGAGAGCCGACATCCCAGTTCCACTGCCGGGCACACGGATCAGAGCATGGACAGACCGCCCACCCGACGAATAGATCGCCGAGACAGGAAGTGTCGTCTTGGCGAGAGCACCCAGCCAGATGCGAGGATCAGCCTCGTCCGACTCCAGCAGGGCGAACTTCCAGCGCGTCACCGACTCCTCCGAGCGGCGTGATGGCTTGCCCGTGCGCGGGTTCGGGTATTCGCGGCCATCGACCGGGTTGGCCAGATACCACATCCCACGAGGACCGCAGGCCGGGATCGGCTCATCAGGCCAGAGAGCCTGACCTTGGGACTTATCATCTGAGAAAATTAAAACCTTCTCCCCCGCATAGAGGAGAGAGAGGAACCCTGCCGAATCCAGCAGAGAGGGGTCGGCATAGGATCGGGCCGCGAACCAATCCAGCCGGGGGCGGAACTCCCCAGCGAGAGCCGCCAGAGCCGCAGGGTCGAACTCCACCGGCTCCGGCTTAGGAAGTGGCTTGTAGTCTTCAGCCTTCAGCCTTCCGCCTTCAGCCTTCCCTTGCAGCAGATAGCCAGAGCCCTTCGAGGAGTGAGAGTTCGCGGCGGATCGCAGCTTATAGGCCAGCTCCCGTTCAGACCATGGAGGGGCGCAGCGCGAGTTATACTCCTGCATGAGCGACATCGCCTCCGACTCACCCAGGGAGAACCCATGGACGAGAGCGCAGGCCACCGCAAAGGTCGCATCATGGCCCCCTGACCCGGCGACCGCCGCATCCATCCGCGCGATATAACGTGAAGCCCGTTCGTAGATCGTCACGCTCATTTTGATAAATCCTCAAACTGCTGGATGCGTTCCCCTATCCAGCGCATGACAGGCACTGCCATGGAGTTGCCTAGGGCTTTGTATCGAGGCCCGTCAGGACACTCTCTGGCTGGCTTGTTCCTCCACGGGATGCGGGTGAAGTTGTCGGGGAATCCTTGGAGACGCTCGCACTCGACCGGGGTGAGTCGGCGGACAGCCATGCTTGGGTGAGCTATATAAGTGGTCGATTCATGCTTGTCGGCCTTACTGGCACCTGACCGAAGGCAATGACCGATATCTGGCTGTTCCGACACACCGAATGGCACGGGATGATCAGTTGCCTGTACCGCCACCGCATGGGATGTATCGGCAATGGCTCCCTCCGGGGTCGTGATGGTCTCCATGCAGTTGTCGTGCATGACATCCCCGTCCATTCCGAAGCCGATTGGTGTGGCCACCACGTTGCTCCCTCGATCTGCACAGGGTGATGAGTCATGCCGTGCAAGCAACGCCCCAGCCACATCACCGAACTGGGTGATTGGTTGTGCAATGGCCTGACCTTGGGTTCTGTCCAAGGTGTAGGCGGTCTCATCGGAGAATCCGTGGCCGTTGGATGAGGTGTTGGCTGTCCGGATGGCGATGGGCTCCGCGATGACATTACGAAGCTGGAAGACGCTCCCTTCGTTGGTGTAGGTCTTGGCTTCGTTCGCGCAGATGGTGGCCGCTGGGTCGTTGGAGAAGCAGGGGACGAGGCGGCCTGTATAGGCATCTTGTCCTGAGTAAGCACCAGGATGAGCATCGGCACATAAGGCTCCGACAACCTCTTGCGGAACCAATCCACTACCACGCTGGGAGAAGATCTCTTGGTTGCTCTGGCCTATTCCTCCGGTGTTGTGTGACTGGGTGATTGAGGGGTGGACTTCTTCTCCGTCCCAATGGCTCCCCGCTTGGATGCCGATTCGAGCGCGGTTCGTAGCATGGGAGGCAGTTCCTTTCCCCGCTTTTCGGCTCGGCGCAGGATGCCCGTGCAGGCTGTCGCGCTCAAATAGTACCGCTGCGGGAGGTCGCCAGTCTCCAAGGTATCCGACAACGAACACACGACGGCGTCTTTGGGCCACTCCGAACCATTGAGCGTCAAGAACGCGGTAGGCGAACCCATACCCCAACTCGCCCAACCCTCCGAGGAAGGTGCCAAAAGTTTTTCCTCCGTCAATCGACAGGACGCCGGGGACATTCTCCCAGACCACCCACTTGGGCCGGAGGCGGTCAATAAGGCCAAGGAATGCGAGTGTGAGGTTGCCACGAGGGTCATCCAGTCCCTTTCGGAGTCCGGCGACGCTGAATGCCTGACAGGGTGTTCCTCCGACCAGAAGGTCGATTGGCTGGTATTGTCCAGCAGTGATAGTTGTGAAGTCTCCATGAAGTGGGGTGGTTGGGTAGTGGTGGGTGAGAACTGCGCGGGGAAAGGGTTCGATCTCGGAGAAGAAGGATGGCTTCCACCCGAGGTGATGCCACCCGGCGGTGGCGGCTTCGATGCCGGAGCAGACAGATCCGTAAATCATCTGATTATTCATAATGAGAGAGTTGAGCTCGTTGAGCGCAGGCCGGGCACTTCGATGGCATCATCCTTCACCCAGATCCCGACCCCTCCGGTCGAGTCGGCAGGGATCACGCAGACCTGACTGGTCTTCGCGTGGGTCTGGACCACCTTCATGACGCGACCATTGGACTTGAGCGTCACCAGATCCCCTACCTTGGTTGTTTCGCTTTTCATGGGTCAGACCTCCGTGCGAGCACGTTCCCACCGGCGGAAGAGTGCTAAGCTGTTGTGGAACTTCTGGATCTCAGCCATCGTCAGCGGAGCCACCGTGCTTGGGATCAGCCCGATCCGCTTCCTGATGCGGCAGGCGTGGTGATTCGTCAGTTTGCAGAGGTATTCCAGCCCGTGACCGGCCAGCCACCCGATCAGCTCGAGGACAGACGAGGCCGATTCGTATCCGATGGGCTTGCAGTAGCCACGAGTGCCACCGCGACGAGCCCATGCAGAGACATCCACCTCGCGGCCTCGGATCACCTTCTTCTCGGAGAGATTCACATAATCCTCGACAGCTTGCAGGATGATCGCCTCAGCCAGCTCGATCAGAGCGTCATCCACCTCGACCTGCCTCATTTGATCCTCCTTTTCTTCGGAGCATCCATGACCATCGACGGGGCGAATCGGTCCAGTTCGATCTGGAGCTTCCGCACGGCCTTCCCGAGATCAGCAAGCTCCTCCTGATTCGAGAAGGAAGACTTGTCCACCACATGGGAGGCAGCCGCCCGGATGCGACGGCACTCGGCCTTCAGTGCTTGGATCTCATCGCAGAGATCGAGAACGCCTGAGTCCATCAGTTGGCCTCCTGATCGATTTCTAATGTCATATAATTAATTCCCAAAAATTAGGTGAGAAATTTTTTTGAACTCGGACTTGGCTTCGTCTGACCACTTATAGAGTTTTTTGTAGTCTTTTTTTGATGGGTTAAATACCCGCATAGCTGCTGCAAAAACCTCGTCGGCCCTTGCGCCTGACAATTCATTTGTCGCTACTCTTCGTGCAAAGAGTGCCGAGATCTTTGTGAAATCCTCATAATTATGATTGGCGAGTGCCCTGTATTGGGAAAATGCATATTCCTGATCACCATTTAGTGCCCAATAGGTCGCCGCGCACTTAACAGGAGCAGCTGAGAAAACCTTTGAGTTCTTGCCGCAATAATCCACCAGCTCTTGAACTTTAATGCCAAAAGGACTGTCTGCCATTGAAAGGACAGATCGTGCTGAAACATCTCTACCGCATTGATTTGTTATAATCCTGCTGGCGTATAAAAGAGTCTCTGTGACTTTTCTATCTAGCCCAGTTAGATCTGATGTTGTTCTGATTTTGCCCTGATCGAGAGCAAGAATATCGGCATCAGATAACCCTCGAGCCACCCACATTTCTGCTGGAATACCAGCAATGCAAATTGCCTTCAATCGGTGATGGGCATTTGCAAGCCATCCATCTTGATGAAATGCCACGCCATCGGGCAACCCATGCTGAAACTCTCCACCCTGTAAGAACCTAACAAACTTATTGACGTGTTTTGCAATAAGCTGAGTTCTCCTAACCCCATTTCCTCGGGACAGAGATAAATAAAACTCTGCCTTCTGCGGTGTTATGATTTCCAATGTTTGTGTTTTCATTTTGTGCGTGTTTGTTTGGTTTCTCCTCAGCGTTATTGCCTTGGAAATTAGTTGCTTTTGCGCTCGATCAGAGCGTCGAGTTGGACAGCTAGGGCCACCACCGGGGTGATGAGCCTCCTCAGCCTGACCAGCCTGTTCTCATCCCATTGCTGGATCTCTTCCTCCATTTTCCTGAACCAGATCCCGAATCCTCCCATCACCCCCTCGATGGAAAGGAACCCCGTGGCTTTCCCCCCAGGATTCAGTGACTCTTTGGGTTCTTCTGGATTCTTTAAGCCAAGATCTAGCTCAATCTGATCCCATGAATCCCTGACGAAAGGACGCTTCCATTTCTTGACCCCGATTGTGATCCAGTTCTTGTGACTGCCCTTGACCTTGGTGCTGCTAAGGGCAATCTTCCGACCGGCATCCATCCACTCGTCAACAGTGCAGGATTCCGATATAGTAATATCATCGTTTTTTATTAGTTCGCTCATATTAGTTTTTTTATTGGTTTCTTTAATGACCCACCGTGCTGTTTGTATTTCTCAACGGCATCCTGGGATTTTCCAAACTTGGTGATGTAGATCCCAAAGAAGTCCCCGGCTGCCCTTTTGTAATGAGAGAGCAATGCCCTTGTGACCTTCATCTCCCTTGCTACCTCAGCTAGGGACCGCTTCCCGTTGAGTTGGTCGAGACCGAAGGCGAATGCTATTCCATAGACGCATGCCTTCACGTTCTTGGCCGTGAGTAAGTAGGTGAATACGCCTCCGAACATCTCCCAAGCCTGACCGGCGAGATTCTTCCTCTCCCTCTCCCGAACCGTCAGCCCCCACTGCCCGGCACAGGCGATCACCTCCCGCATCACCAGCCAGTCGATCTGCATCTTCGAGGGGGGGATGTTCTTTTGGACGAACCAGAAGAACTCCTCTGCCAACTCATCCCCCTCCCCGTCGATCTCGGCGGCATAGTCGGGCGTGTAGGCCGACTCAGCCGTGTCATTGCTATAGGCGCGGAACGCCTCCTGGGGAGATGCAGAGATCATTCCTTTTTCAGAGCCTCCAGCTTGAGCATCCGCTGACGCCGTGCCCGGGCCGCCTCGATGCACCACTGCACCTCATCGGGGAAGTCGATCCCGGCAATGGCCAGCACCCGATCCGCCGCCACCACCGACTCGTGGCAGCAGTCGCAGAGTTCCCATGGGAAGACCTGCTCTCCACCGTCGTCGAGGGGAGTTCCGTGAACCCACTTAGCCTGAGTCAGGCAGCCGGGCATCGTGCAGATGCCGAGATTGGTGGCATTCATCGTCCACCTCCTGACTTGTAGAGATTCCAGAGCAGGGCCGAGGCCGTGACCGCCAGCAGCACTTGGTAGAAGGGAGTGCAGTCCTTCATTTTGCCCTCCCCTTGATGCGGAACTTCGGAGCCAGATGGAGCAACTGCTGCACGAAGGCCGAGACGAACTCCTCACGGGTCGCGTAGAAATCGAAGTGAAGCTGGTTCATTTGCCCCCCTTTAGGTTCTTCTCCACGCGCATGTATTCGCGCCAGAGGGTGGCCTTCACCGCCGCCTCATACCCAGTGATGCGCTTATACCAAGCCCAGATCCGAGCCCAGAACCCGACCGGCTTCTGGAACTCACGTGCATAGGCGAGAGCCGCCTCGAGAGTGGGATCGCTCACTTTGCACCCCCCGTGAAACGGGCAAGAAGCCCGGCAAGAACCTCAGCCAACTCACGACGGCCAATGAAGAGGACCACCGTCAACGCCGCAAAAAGCAGGGCGATCACAGGGCACCTCCTTCAGCTTGCAAGAGAAGTGTGAATCCTTCACACTGCCCCCTGAAATCGACGGCCTCAATAGCACGAATTGTGAAACTCGTGTGAAACAGGTCACGATTTACAGAGTAAATCACTGCCCTGTGGTGTAACGGTAATTTGGATTTTGGTGGTTTTTTCATGGTTTCTACTCTGTTAGGGTTGGACTGAAATGGAAATAATCCTTCCTTCATGTGGAACTATGTGGAACTGGTTATGGCATGGCCTACCTCGTGAAACATGCCCGGTCTCCGTTCTGGTTTCTGCGATTCCGTGACTTGGAAAGGCAACGCTGGCGTGAGGAGAACCTGAAGCTGCGCGTCGATTGCCCGAAGGAGTCGGCCAAGGCCGTTAAGGAGGCGGCGCGGCGAGGCTCCCAAGAGGCCATCGTCAGACCGAACAGGGGAGGGGATTTCGTGGAGTGGGTTCCCGGCTACATCACCGACCACTACAAGAACCCGCGCACTCTCCTGCGATCCCGATACTTCTGGAGCACCGTCCATGTCTTCCTGCACGAGCAGGGGATCCGCATGCCGAGCGAGGTCACCTACAAGCATGCCCAAGCCTACCTCGACTGGAGGAAGGGGGCCGGAGGGGAGCATGCCAGCCACAACACCGCCCGTGCCGAGTTGAAGTTCCTCAGCTTCCTCATGAGCGAGGCGATCAGGCGAGGGCTGGCCGAGACGAACGGCCTCGCCCTGGCACGTGTCCCGATGACCCCGCCCAAGGAGAAGCGCGAGATCACCACTGCTGAGATCACTGCGGTGAGGCAGGCCCTGCGCGACCAGCCCGGATGGATGGCTACCGCCTTCGAGCTTCAGCTTCACCTCGGATGCCGCTTCTCCGAGACCCGCATTCCCATGGATCGGATCGACCTGAAGAGCAAGACCATCCAGATCCGAGATGCCAAGCGGCAGGAGGGAGACGCTAGGAAGTGGTTCAGCGCACCGATCAATGACCAGCTTGCCAAGTTCCTGAAAGGCATCACCCCCCATGACGGCCACACCCTGCCCGAGATCGAGCGCACGATGAACCGAGACTTCAACCGGGTGCTGGGCCGTGCGGCTAATGGATTGACGAGTCATTGTCTGCGGGTCTCCTTTATTTCACGGCTCCATCGAGCCGGGCTCTCCGAGAGCGAAGCGATGCGACTGGTGAATCACTCGACGAGGATGGTCCACCGGCTCTACTCGAAGCTGAACGTCGAGGACGCACGGCGCGCGATGAAGCGGGTGCCGCTGCCCCCGCCTCCGCCGCCAAAAAAGCGCGCACCCAGCGCAGGGTCGTCTTCTTCCCGAAAAAAGGGCACCCACGCCGCTTGAGCGAGGAGAGTTCCGTCGGGCTCATCCCGACGAGCGGGGCGAGGGCCTTGGGGAACTCCAGCCGGTCGAGGTCGATCATCGCGGTGGTGGATGCCATGGGTCAGGAAACTTTCTTTGGGGCTCCGTAGGTTTTGCGGATCGCGAGGCGAACGAGGTCGCTGATCTTGAGGTCTTCTGCGTCTGCAAGCTTGCGGAGGTGCTTAAATACTGGAGTGGCAAGCCGCACGTTCACTTTGCTATCAAGCGTCGCTTTGTTCATTGGAACATTTTGTGCCACAATGGGAATCAATTGGAAAGATAATTCTTTCGCTTAGACGAAGAAATTTGCGAGAGGGGCTTTTTGCGGTACATTGTTCCTAAATGAAAATGACAGAAACAATCCGCGTCCGGGTATCTCAGGGGATGAAATCCCATTTGCAGAACCTTGCGGATGAACGTGGCCCAGGTAGCAAGGTGGCCGATCTCGTTCGGGAGGCCATCCACCAGGTCTATTTTAAGGCCTACTCGGTCGAGGAAATCACCGCGCTCCGGGCTGCTGAGGCACCGAAAAAATCACGAACCCAGTGATTTTATCCTTTCCCGACGGGCTACCTTTGTATGACGAATAGACTATGGGTTCAATCTCGAAAACAGGGAACTGTAAGGTCTGCGGACGGCAGAGTCGGTTTGAAAAACAGACTCCAGCTCATCTCGTTCACTTCATCCTTTCTCTCATTACCGTTGGGACTTGGCTGCTGATCTGGATCCCGGTGACTCTTTGGAAGGGGATGCAGGGATTTAGATGCACCACTTGCGGAGCCAAGCCTTCATTCACAAGCTGGCTCCGCTAAAACTCCACCCTCCTCCAGCGGTCGCGCCAGAGGAGGTCGCTCATGCGGTTGGCGAGGGCAATGATTCGGACTTCCGACTCATCGGGCAGGAGCAGATGCAGGGCCTCGTGGCAGACCGTATCGAGCCTTTCGCGGCTATTCTGCGAGGGGTCGATCTCGATCAGGTCGGGGGCATGGGCGAGACCATGGGCCTTCTCCTTGCCCAACTTTCGATCCCTGATTTTAAGCGTCCGGGGGAGCTTCATGGATGGGCAGGCTGAAGGCTGAAGACTGAAGGCTGTTAGTCGGGAAGCTGCTGGATCTTGTCCATCAGCGTGGAATGGAAATCTGCCAATGCTTTGAGCATGGTTTCGTGATCGTCGGTGGCGAATCTCAAGCGGAACGGAAGCTCGATGCCGTCGATCTTCACGTCAAGGCAGAGCTGCCAGCGGATCTTGCCCTCGGGAAGTTGCTCGCTCTCGGTGACGACGCTCATGATGGGAGGCTATTAGGCTGAAGGCTGAAGACTGTTAGTTTCCGAAAGGGATGCTTTCAGAGAGTTGAGTTCGTTGACGAAATCGGGAAAGACAAGTTCGCTCGACAATGCTTCGCCGATGGTGACGGCACGGGATAGTTGCGCCTTCAGCCTCTCGACTTCGGCTTGTGCCTTGCATTGGTTCTCTAGTGAGATGGCAAGTTCGAGTTCCTTCTTGTTTAGGAGATCAACGAGACATTCGGCCTCATCCTGCGAAACACAATAAATCTCATTGCAAGTCTCCCCATCATGCTCAAGCAGGGCAGATGAGAATGTAGTCAACCTCCAGATAGCGGCATCTGTGCGTGGTGTGTCAGTTGTCATTTGTCGGTGGAGTTGATTTTCTGTATAAGTTTTTCTACTGCATTCCATTTAGATCGTTCTACTGCTTTTGACGCTTCAAGTAAGCAAGCTCCAAGTCCATCGCTTCGCTTGTGCTTGAACGTGGTAATGACATCTCGATTAATGCGAACCTCGTAGGTTCTTTCTCCAAGGGGATTGGATTCATCCCCTCCTCCGATATTTACGATGGCGATCATTTATGGGTGCTTTGAATCTTGGCGAATCCGCCGTACCACTCGTTGGTGAGAACTGCACTTAGGGGTGCATTCGATTTCGCCAGTTAGGTGCGAGAAAGCATCACGCAGCATCTCGACCTCGGCCACGGCTTCGTGCCACGCAAGAACGAGAGGCTGAACGGTCTTGGAGATTCTCTGCCCCCATCCACCTATGCCTTGCAACTTTTCCCAGTGGGGTTGAAGGCATTCTAGGTCTCTGGAAATTGCCAGAAGTTCGTTTCTGTATGTTTCCATATCGGCCTCGGCCTCCAGCCTACGCTGGTCTGCCTTGTCACGTTCCGTTTTCCATACGGCCTCAGATTCTTGGGCGGCGTGGAGTTCGTGGGTGAGCCTCTCGATTTCTCTCTGGGCATTCTCACAGGTTTTGCGGTGAGCTTCGCGCTCCAAGCACAAGGTCGAGCGAACCCATGAACCGCCGCTTTCCTGAAATGATCGGCACATCAAACCTTTCGCTGCTGCAGAGTATTCTTCCGATCCGCAGTGGGGGCATGTGTCATTCTTCATTTTTTCATTCTTCATTTTTCATTTCCCTACCGCCTACTTCGCCAGTCGCAGCTTGGTTTGCTGGCTTCGGCTTGGGATGGCGATGCGGCCATCCTCCCATTCGATCGAGCCGGACTTGACGACGCCAATCCGGGGGGAGTCCATGCGGCGGATGATAGCCCCCTCGAAGAAGGGCCAGCGGTCGCGGTTGGTAGCTGGGAGCTTGGAGCTAGAAGTTGGGGATTTGCCTTCGACTCTCGACTCTCGACTCTCGACTCTCGTCTCGGTCTTGGCCCCTCCAATTCGAAAGCCTGTCTTGATGATTTTCCTGCCACTCTCGGAGTCCCAAATGGTGAACTGCTTGCACTCGACCTCCCCTGCCCGGATGGAGGGGGCAAGGTGTTCGCGCACCCTCTCAGGCGAGCACTCCAACTGCTCGGAGATCTCCTCGGCGGTGTCCCAGCCGTGGGGCCATGCGTAGTGTTTGGCGTTCTGCTTGTGGAGGAGTTTTTTCCATTTCATAGAATGATGGGGGCGGTGATGGTACGACCGCGATCCCGGTCGAAGAGGAAGAAGGTCTGCTGGGGACGCTCGAACCCTGCCTTGATCGAGACGGCGTAAGCGTTGTAGCCGATGAGTGATCCGTTGGAGACCCACTTGGGATTCTGCTGCTGGGTGTGCCAGTGCCCGAAGACATCGAGGTCGGCTACCTTGGCGCGATTCCATGAGGCGATGGCCTTTTCGGTCGGGATCGTGAGACCGCCGATGCCGCCTTGATATTTCAGGCCGTCCCCGTGGTGGAAGCGGATGACCCGATCATAGACCGGGACGAAGGAGAGGTAGCTGTCAGCGACGACCCACTCAAGGTCATCTCCCGCGATCTGTGAGGAGAGGATGGAGTAGAGTAGCCACTCGTAGCTGTTCTTGTAGCCTGTGGCGTGGCGGGGCTTCTTGGTCGTCCTGCCGTGGTTGCCGTAGTTGCAGACAATCTTGATCGATGAGTATTGCTGTCGGAGGTAGGCGATCCCCTCGGCCAGTTGATCCTTGAGCCATAGGATGGTCTCGGTCGGGGTCAGTTCATTGGTCTCCTGTAGCTCCTCGTGGATGAAGCCCGACATGAGATCGCCACCGAGCCAGAGGACGGCCTGCTCGACCTTGCATCCGCCGCGCTGGATCTCGGTGAGGCGCACCGCGGAGGTGAAGAACTTGCGGATACGATCCTCGGCGATCCCAAGGTTGAACTCATTCAGCCCATTGGTGGAGGCCGAGGTGACCGTCTCCTCGACATGCCAGTCCGAGGCGCAGAGGACAGCGACGGCCTCACCCTGGTCGAGTGTCACGGGCTTGAGTGCCTTCTTGGAGAGCTTTCGAGATCCGATGGCAGAGGCGACATCCAACTGGGCTTCCAACTCAGAGACGAGTTGCTGGTAGTTGCCGAGTTGACGCTTGAGGTCTCCGATCTCGGCTGAGTGAGCGCGTTCTTGCGCTGACCGGGCGACACTGCCCCAGTCCGTGGCGGGTTTTTTAGCCATACAGGGTAGATACTGTCAAAGCACCAACTCTTTCTTGATCGCCTCAAGTCGGTTCATCCATCCGTTCTTGAATCTTTCCAGCTTCGGATTGCCAGCGATGATCGCTTCGTAGCGACGGCGTGACTTTTGCAGGAAGGCCATTGCGAGGCCCGTGGAGTCAGGCACTGCCATGGCGGCTCGTCGACTCTTCTCCCCTAGGATGCCGTCCACGGAAAGCTGGAAGCCGTAGTCATTGGTCGCGTTCTGGAGCATCCTGATCGCGGTGCGGGTGCCTTGATTCACTCCCTGGACAAAGGCCACTTCCTGCACTGGTGAAGGGAGGCCGGCGAATGGCATCCAATCCATTTCATAATAATGCGCGGCGATGGCACGGGCAGTCGGCTCCGGGGGAGGTGGGGCGATGCGGTCATGGAGCACAGTTAGCCCGGCGAAGGTCGCGCCACCCGGATCGGCGGGATCGTTCTGCCAGCGGATGGTCTCGCCGTCGGGGAGATAGACGCATTCCCAGCGCAGGACGAGGCCGAGGGATTTGCGGAATCTGGCAGGGAGGCCAGCATCGGCGGCGGCGGCGAGGATGTCGGAGCGTTTCATGGAATTTAATCAGGAAATCAGGAAATCAGGAAAGGGAATGAAGTTGTTAAAGATTGGCGGTCACCCTTCATGCCCCTTCATGTGCTTCATGGTGAGTTCTTGCCCTCGGCGAACTTCTGCACGACCTTGGCCCCTGCGGTGGTGGCGAGCGTGATCTCGAGGAGGCTTCCGACGCCGTGCGGGATGTCATCACCCGTGACCAGCCAGCGGAAGATGACGAGGACGACGAGCGAGAGGACGACTGCCAGCGAGAAGCGGGTCATCGAGGGCGAGCCGGGGGCGTCGGAGAGCAGGCCGCGAAGGAAGGTCATGGGGGAAGACTGAAGGCTGAAGGCTGAAGGCTGTTAGGTCAGAGGACTGATGCGGATCACCGCTTAAATCGCGAAAGGAAGTCACCGATCTCGGGGGAGAAGGCGATCAGGATGAACATGGCCAGAACACCGAGCGCGCCGGATAGGAAGCAGATGATGGGGGACATGGGGAAGTCGAGGGTCGAGAGTCGAAAGTCGAGAGCCAGAATCAGATGGCGATCTTGAGGCCGGAGCGCAGCGCAAACCACGCGGCGACGCTTCCGAGCATGAGGGCGGCGAGGCCGCGCCACATCCAGAGTTCGCGGAGGGCCTTGGAATGCTTGGCCTGCCAGTCAGCTACATCACTCTGTGCCTGATGGAGGGCGGTGGATTGATCGGTGACGGCCTGCTCGTAGATGCTCACGGCCTGCTCGAGGGCGGCGATGGCTGGCACTCCTGCCGGGGTGACATGGGGGCGAAGTTTCTCGATGCCTGTCTTGACAGCCACCACGGAGGGGGAGACGTAACGCGGCTGAGGCTTGGAAGCACATCCCGTGATGCCGAAGAGGCAAATGGTGGCGGCGAGCATAGCCGCGCAGAGAAGAAGGAGCAGCTCGATGGGGTCTGAAAATCGCCTCATGCTGGTGACTGCATGTCAATTCACAGGGATCATTCTCCCGCAGAGACGCAGAGGCGCAGAGGAGAAGAGAAATGGATCGGGGGAGGATCAGGTCGCTCGCACGTTGTCCATTGGGACTTTGTGCGCCCTCATTGCCTCCCCCGATGAATGCTGGGATAGGAATGCCAGAAGGCACCGACTCCCGCGCTGGAACCGCCGAGGCGATCCCGTAGCCCCTTCTACACGGAGCATGAAGCCCGCTTTGGTAGATAGGTGAGGAGCCACCCTGCCGGGAGACTCCGAGAACAAACCGCTGTCAAACATCTGACCTTCAGCCTTCAGCCTTCAGTCTAATAGCCTATCCAGAAAAGGTGGTCGGACGGGGTCCAGGTCGCTACTACTCCCGACTAGGCCAGCACAAAGCTACCAGCCAGTTTCGCCCCTCAATGCCCCGCCCGATGAATGCTGGAACTACCGAGGAATCCTCTGTGGTTCCGCAGCGGTTCACCGAAGATCCCCGCGAAGCTGACCATCCAACCTACTCTTTCGAGAAAGCCCGTGGGCTTTTGTCAATCAGATGGAACCTTTGAAAGAACACATGGGGTGAGATAGCTGATCTGACGGGAAGCCCCCCATGTCTACTGCCAAGAACCTCATGTCAAAACCTTTGCGGCCTTTGCGACCTTCGCGTGAAACTCTGCTTAGCGTTTCTCCAGCGTCCGCAGCCGGGTTTCGTGGTCGGCGAGGAGGATGTCGTGCCGCTTGTCTGTCTCTGCATTGGCCTCCATGCGGATCAGGACGGCCTCGATCTTCTCGATCCGGGTATTGGCCGCCGTGAACTCCTCCTTGGTCACGAACTTCATGCCGAGCAGGGCGACTCCTAGCAGGGCGGCGGTCGTGGCTACCTTGAGTGCCAGGTCGAAGTATCGGGCCACGTCGCTCATGACTATGAGCCAGCGAGTTGCTGAACGAGTGCCTTGAGTTGCTCCTGCTTCTCGCTGGGGAGAGTGGCGGCAAGTTCAAAGAAGGCGGCGTTCTCGGCCTTCACACGCTCCACCTCGGCGGCATCGTAGGAAGCTAGGACTTCCTCCACACGAGCGAGGAGGTAGGCTTGGGGCGTGATCTGCTCGGCACCTTCGACGGCGTTGAGACGGGAGACGATGGCGGTCAGGCCGGAAAGGCGGGTTGAATCAATCGTTATTTGCATCGGATTCGGAGGGTTCGGGGGTGATTGCTTTGGCGAGTGTTTCGATGGCCTGTTGGATGGCGATATATCCGCTTCGGGAAATCTGGCCTTGGGCTTTTGGTTCAAGAGCCTCTGACAATAGTTGGAGGGCTTGGGTTGGTGTCAGGTTGTTCATAGATTATGAGAGGGTCAGGGAGGCGGAGCGGGTCGTTCCGTCTGTGCCGCGATAGCGGATGGTCAGGGAGGTGTTGCTGGTGGCCTCAAAGGCGAGATCACCATTGGTCGCTAGAGTCACCGAGGAGGCAGGAATGAGGACGGGGGCGGTCAGTTTAAGAAGGTTTCCAGATGCGCCTGTGCCGTTGCCTGTTGCGGTCACGGTAAAGATGCCGCCTGTGGTGCTTGTAATGTCGAGTCGGCGTCCGTTGCTGGCATCGGTGAAAGTGCCGTAGAGACGGAAGGTCTGAGCATTCGTGCCGTTGCGCTGGGCAAGCGTGTTCGCGGCGTCGCGGGCGAGGATCGTGTCTGCGACTCCCTGTAGTCCTGTTCCAGAAACCCACCCAAAGACTGAGGCCGCTGGAAGATTCACTCTGCTTGCCGCAACAAGAAAATGAGCAGCTCCATTGACGCTAGTTTGAATGGCATTTCCTAAACCTCCAGTTGAAAAAGCTAACCCAGTTGGCGATTGATGGTCTATTCCAAGGCTAATTGCTCCATCTTTTCGGACAACAAACCGACTCGTGCCGCCTGTCTGAAGTTCAAGCAGGCGACTCGCTCCCGCCGAACTCGTGTCGGTGATGTTGAGCAGGATGCCCCTAGCAATACCAGTCGTGTTCCACGTTCCCGACAAGTCGAGAAGAGGGGTAGTGGCGGATCCCGTAACCGAGTAGCTGGCAGTCAGGGCAGAGTTGTTCGCAGGGGCGGTGATCGTCTGGCCGACTGAGAAGGAGTTGTCGAGTGAAGCAAACGCAAGTTTGTTCCAAGAAGATCCAGATGCATTTCCAAAAAAAAGATTCTGCCCGTCGCGGATTATCCTGTTTCTACGCTGGACATCGTTCAGCCCGCCGATAGCCGTTGATTCAAGCAACAAGCCTGTTGCATTCAACTCTACAGAGGTTCCGGCGTAGTATGTGCCATCAATGTAGAGATCCTCAAAGAAGGGGGATGAGGTGTCGCTGACGGGCTGGTTCGGGAGATTAGCGAGATCAGGCTTGTTGAGGATCTGCGCGAGGCCGCTTGTAGCATTCCAGTCGGAGTTGACTTGGGATGATCCTCCTCCCGATGGAGTAGTCGGAACCCATGCGGTTCCATTCCATGACGGAACTTGTCCAGATGTTGCCGAGGACTGGCTGAGGTCGGAAAGCGGATGGGTGTGAGCCGAGGGAGAGAAGGTCGTCGGCTTGCCGGTTACGGCGTCCCAAGTTGAGGCTCCGTCTGCTCCCGCTGGGCCTGTCGCTCCCTGTGGCCCTGTTGCTCCTTGGGGGCCTTGGAGACCCTGCGGACCTTGGGGGCCTGTTGCTCCTGCCGCTCCCGTGGCACCTTGGAGACCCGGTGCGCCCGTGGCGAGTTCCACCTCGAGGACGGCGGGGGCGGTTACGACTTCGATCTCGATTTCGGCGGACATGGGGGAAGGGGATTAGGCTGAAGGCTGAAGACTGAAGGTAGGAATCAAGCAGGGATGGTGATGCGGTCGTCCACTTCGACTAACCCTTGATGGAGGACGATCCTCGTGCCGTCGGCGCGGGTGAGCAGGAGGTCATGCTCGAGGTAGACATCGGGCTTCGTGCCGGGCAGGGTTGCGGTCACCGATGCTGGAAGTGCAAGGGTCGCCTGACCATTCGCCGCCGAGGTGATGGTCACCGTAAATTCAGCCAGGACAGGTGCGCCGGACTTCTTGCGGATCTGGCTTTTGAGCGTGGCACCGACCAGCGAAAGGGCGACCTTCGGAGTGACAGAGCGATTCCACAACTTCACGCCATAGGAGAAGTCAGCCCCCTGCATGATGCGGTTGTCACCAGTTAAATCAAACGTCGCGGCGGCCATGAGATTAGGGGATTAGGCTGAAGGCTGAAGGCTGAAGGCGGGAACCCATACGGAGGCCCTAGTGTCAAACCTCTGACCTAACAGTCTTCAGCCTTCAGCCTTCAGCCTGTTTTCTCACCACTTCCCCTCGGGGCATTTGCTGGTCGCCATGCGGAGCTTCGCCTGTGTGCTACAGCCGCATTTCTGACAGCGGCCCGTGCCGACGAATCCTGAGGCGTCCCAAAACTCGCAACCTTTGCAGGTGTCGAGTCGGCTTGCCAAGGTCGCTTCGTCAACTAGCTTGAAGCCGTTAATGGCCCAAGGTGCTATGCTATGGGCTAGGAGAGAAGCCTTGTGGAGTAGGGAGTGCTCTGTTGGTGGAGTAGCATCTGTCTTGGTGTGTCTTTCAAAGAGACAACGGCTGCAATCCCTTGCCTGAGGATGAGATTCGTAAAACCCTAGCGAACAAAAGATCGGGCCTCTCTCAACAACCTGAGAAGCGTGTTGGCAATGCGGCATGGCTATCATCACGCAAAGGATGGATAGGTATAACTGTAATATGGACAACCAACAAATACTGTGGAGAAAACCCCATTAACGCAATCTGCGTAGCTTATATCAATGGTATGAGAACGTGCGTTTTTATACGAAACGACAACTCCGCTTGAATTTACTCCAGCCACCTCCACGCTGTTATATGTATTTACTGGCCCACAAGTCACAGTAAGCGAAGACCCTGCTCCCGTTGGTGCAGTGAGGTATCCGATAAACACAGGATCACAGCCTATGCACGTAGTTCCTAGAGACCCAAAGCCAAGTCCTCCAACCTTATAGACAGCAAAACGAGTCGAGGGCGGACACACCGAATCGGTGCAATCGCTACAGGTTGACTTGATAAAAGTCGCCACGGCTCGGTCAGTAAGGCTCCGTACCCAGCACCATCATCTTCTTAGCCACGCCATCAACGCAGATGTCGATTTCCCTCCAGTAGGCATACCTTCCATTAGGGGCGAAAATCAACTCGGTCCCTTCGGCGGTGTAGAGCACGTCATAGACTGCCCCAGTAGAGAATGCCGCGCCAATCTGAGACTTATTGACAGTGCATCTCTTGAAGTTCCCGTCGAGGTCGTCGGCCTTGATTGTCCTGGGAGGCGAGGAGCTTCCTCTAGGCGGTCGGGCCGTCAGGTAGTCGCGGAACTTGATTAGCGAGGGGTTGGGCATGGCCTCGGGACTAGCCGTAGATCGTGGAGATCGAGAAGGTGGCGGTGACCTCGGTCACCGATCCGTAGTCCACTTCAGAGACGTTCTGGACGGTCACACTGATCGTCCCGAGGCTCGACTCGGTGGCCGTGCCTCCTGTGACGTTGAAGAGGATCAACCCGGAGGGCTTGACCGTGGAAAGCGAGGGGATGGAAAGCGTGAGCGCAGTAGCCGAGGAGCGCACGAATCGCTGGCTGTAGGTCGGCGCGATGTATTTTCCCGAGATGGCCGGAGTGCCGGTAATGGTGAATGATCTGACCTCGCTGCCGCGAGTGATCTGCGGCGTGTTATAGTCGCCTGTTGCCATCACCCCGTAGTAGTTGCAGGAGAACGTGATGATGCCGCCGTCCATGGAACTCTCGGTCGGCTTGGAAAAGAGGCTCATGTTCGCATAGCCGCTAGGCACATGGCCGGGGACTAGCACACCTCGAGCCGTAGAGACATACCCAGCGGCGCAGGCGTAGGTGCGCTGAAGGATGGCCAGCCTCGAGGGTTGGATGCTGAGTGAATCCTCGGAGAGGAGGATCAGTTCGGTCGTGGGGCCGTGAAAGGTTGCCATAGTGTTTTCTTTAGTTAGCTCATCACCTGAATCGGCAGCGCCGGGGCGATGTCTCGTCTCAGACATTCTAAAATGTCTCTGAGGGTTGCTGAGATTTCTGAGCCGCCAGCACCGCCGCCGCCACTGCCAGATCCACCACCGGAACCGCCGCCAGAGCCGCCCCCAGATCCTCCCGAGGGGCCGACTCCGCCACCGCCGCCAGATATGCCGGGAATATCCCATGGAGCCGCGCCGCCCTGATTGGTAAGTTGATTTTGATTCCACCAATCGGGGGCCATCATGTCTGAAAAGAGATCCGTAGGAGGCCCCTGCTCCCACCATTCGGGGGCTGGCACCGAAAGATCCTCCAAGATCCCCGCAATATCTGACGCATGTTCTCTGCTACCACGCATGTCATTCAGGATTGACTCCCCTGACTCAGAGGCGATCTGAAGATGCTCTCTGAGTCTTTCTGACGATGCTGCAACATTCAGCCAATCCAGTCTTTGGTATGAGGTCTGCTCGGTCGCCCGTGCCGCCGCTCCTGCGATTCTATCCCATGCCCCGGCAAGTGCTTGGTTGGCAATATCAGAAGACTGTTGCGAAGAGGAAATGAGTGCTTGACCCGCATCGGTCAATGCTTGCCCAAGAGTTCCGGGAATCAGGGCGCCAAGATCGGTGAAAGACTGACCCATTTGCCCTCTAAAGAAGCTGAGGACTCCATGCAATGCAGCCGTGAATGTTGCACTCAAAAGGTCACCATATCCTGGGATTAATTCTGATGCGTAATTCGAAATCCATCGAAAGACATAAGCCATCGAATCAAGCAGTGTATTGACTGCCGTCTGAAGCACCACAACCAAGGAATCCCCAAATAACAAAAACAGGTTGCCGGGATTTCTGAAGACGGAAAGAGCCACATTGATCCCTTCCGCAAGACCGGATGAAAACTGCATTCCGAATTCCGTTGCGTCTACGGTTCTTAGGCTATCGACAAGCGTCCGGATCGCAGGCACCGCAGCAGATAGAATCCCCGCAGTGAACTCCGTTATCTTCCCGATAATGGCGGCAATTCCGTCTCCGATGGAGTCAAAAGAAGATGCGTTGTCATTCATAACAGATGCAAAGCTCCCAACTTCTTGATTGGCTTGGGAGACGCTTCCGTCGAAATCATTAAAAAATGCCATCAACCGCCCACCACTTCGACCGAAAATCTCCATGGCCGTGGCCGCGCGTTCACCAGGGTCTTGAATGCCAGCGATTGCTTGTGCTATTGTCCTGAATTGCTCGTCAGGAGTCATGTTGCGGAGTTCGGTTACCTTGATTCCAATCGCGGCCAGCTTGGTTGCTGCCACCGAACCCTCATCCCCAACAGACGTGATAAACCTCTGCATGCGGTTAATGATCTGTCCAAGATCCCCTGCATGCATTCCGTTGTTTTCAAAAGCGCGTTCAAGCACCACTAAACGTTCTACGGCAATGCCTGTCTGCTCTGAAAAGTCGGCAAGTTGTCCCCCCCGATCCATGACGGAGTTAAATGCATGCACAGCACCTGAAACAGAAAGGTAACCAGCAGCCAGACCAGCCAGCCGCCCCGCGATTCCACTAAAGATGCCTGCCATATTCTGCCCCGCAGCACCCACCTCTGAGAACGCCCCAAGGACGACCTCCCGGCCCGTAACGCCTAAACTGACTGAAACGTCGCTGCTCATGCGGTTAGTCTTTTGGGTTGAAGGCTATGCATATTCAAGAAGGCGCGGAGTCAAAAAGGAAACACTAGGAAGATGACGCTGCCCGTCTAAGTGCGGCTCGAATCTCCGTTCCCATGGAGTTGAAGAACTTCTCGCGGCTTAGGCGGATGGCCTCCCTGTGATCGGTCGGACGAAGGGCTGTATGCGCCCAAGGAAGCCTGTTGGTAAGCGTGATCTTGGGAGCGAAAGCATCACTGGCATCCATGACGTTATGAGGGACATTCGATGCATGCCTCCTCACCCATGTCGGGATGCCGGAAAGTGCGTCCACAACATTAGCTCTCACGGAGATCGCGCAGGCGGCCCATGCCGCCTTTGTGAAGCCAACCATCTGTTGTTTTCTTCTGATGTATTCCTGAAGGCTTCCTGAACTAAAAACAATGTCGCGGCCTCTCCATCCTCTGCTCACCCGTCCTGCATTATTCCGAGTTCGGCGGTGGAGATCAGGAGATGCTTCAGGGATCACATTGAGGCTTGAAAAACCATTCACATGCCGTAGGAGTGAGGCAAATCTAGCGATGTCAAAGTCGCTTATCGCTTTCAGAAGAGACCTTCTTAATGCCCTGTTGTTGGTGACCAATCGTTCGACTGTTTTCTTAAAAGGCTCGACGTTTGTGCTGAACGGGAGATTGATCCGCTCCATCGGGCGCATAACCCTAAGGATGTCATTCTGCACGGCCTTCTCTCCGAGCTTCCTTGCGGCAATGTCCCTTCCGTAAGGTGGCGTGGAGAAAGCAAGATTGACGGCCAGTAGCCGCGCCCCTCTCCGCATGGTCGATCCTATTTCCCGGCCAGTGACATCCTGATATCGCCTCATGCGTTCAAGAAGCCTCCTGTTATCAATCTCGACTTTCGGCGTGGCCATACCTTATTCGCCGCCTGTCAATTCACTAGCCACATCCCACACGTCGTCTGCCCAGCGGAAGTCGATGCCATCCCTAGGCTGGCTACCGATCCATGCGTAGTAGTCGATCAGGCGCAGCCCCTCGCTGAAGGGAAGTTCCCACAGGATGAAGTCATGCGACCATGAGGTGCGCGCGGCCAGCGTCCCGACGTATCCGATCAGCCAACTCGGCGACCATTTTTTTTTGACCCCGCCGCACCCGATGTCCCAGCAGTTCCCTTCTGCGCGGCGCGACCCTTGCCCATGTGCTCCACCAGCTCCATGATCCGGGGAGTGGCCTCGGTGAAGACTCCCGGCTCGTATTCGTCCAAGAATTCAAAGACCCTAGCGCGGAACGCATCCTTGTCGGCACTCAGGCGGCGGACTTCCTCCCTCGGGGTAGACTGCGCAAAGAGGATCGAGCCGACATCCATGGCAATGGAGTCGGTGCGTCCAAAGACAAGGCCGACCCCGGCATCCATGAGGACGGCAAGGTCGCCTGCCGAGAAGTGGCGAAGCTTCAGCCCGGCGATATCGATGCCGGGGCGCAGGATGTCGCGGTCGAGGTCTCGATTGCGCTCGGTGGTGTCGATCTCGTTCAGGTCAGGGGTCAGGTCATTGTCCATGGTTGGTAGTTGGGAGTTTGGAGTTGGGAGTTAGGGATTGGGAACCGAAAGGCTGAATGGGGGATGATCAGGAACTCAGGAAATCAAGGAAGGGGAAGATGAAGACCCAAGCAGATGAGACCCCAAATGCACTTCCCGAAAAGGAGATTGAAACACATCCCTAGAAACAGCCATTTCCATGGGTTGAATTCCGTTTTTTCATTTTTCATTTTTCATTCTTCATTTCCCCTACGATGCCATCTTGGCGAGACATTCGCGCTCGGTGCGACCGAGGCGAGGGGTCACAAGCAACCGCTTGTCGCCGCGCTGAAGGAGCATGTGCTGGGGAACCTTGTGCGACTCAGAGATGACGTGCGTCCGGGTGAACATGGCCTCCCTTGCCAGCAGGAAGCAGATCATCGGATCAGGTCGCTCGATGCCCTCGGCCTCGGGATTCTCCCATGCGCGCATGAAGTCGGCGATCTTGCCACCATCGCGATTCACAGGCTCAAAGTGCCAGGTGAAGCTCTCGCCGCCATCTCGGACGATCCGAGTGCATTCCCCGTCCTGCTTGAACGGGAAGCCTGCCGCATGAAGAGAAACGGCGAGCTTCAGGTCAGTCGTGGAGAACCAACTGCCTTGATTGGAGTCTTCGGGTGTATTCATGTTATTAAGGGTGCCCCCCTACTTAGCCGGGGGGCGAGGCTGTGGGTGGAGGAGATTAGGCCCCGGCGGTGATGTTCTTGTAACGGGTCGCGCTGATGTTGATGTCCTTGAAGCCATCGGGCTTCTTGGAGACCGAGACGCTGTTGACTGCGACCACTCCGGTGCTAACGCCGCCGACGCTCTCGATGTTCGCAAGGGTCAGGGCCGCGCCAACGACTGCGGCGGTCACGCCTGTCGTCCCGGCAACGGTGCCAGCGACCGAGACCTCGGCGCGTTCGTTGTAGTAGCTGACGAGAACCACGTCGCCGTCTTGGTCGCGGACTTCAGCCTTGTCGCTGGTCGCGTTGATGCTGAAGGAATTGATGAGGATGCCGGTTTCGGCGGTGCAGCCGAAGGTTGTGCCAGTAGAAGTGCCGAGGAGTGTTGCCATGAATAGGTGGGTTGGGAGTTAAGAGTTGGGTGATGTCAAATGGGTTGTTCAGTCCATGACGCCGAGGGTCATGGTGAGATCGGCCTGCCATGCGTTGCCGCTGTTGCTGGTCGAAATGCTGGAAAGCCACGCACCGCAGAGATTCGGGGCGTCGTTAGTCGGCCACTTGGTCAGGAGTGACGCTTGCGTGGTGACGTTCTTCAGATCATCGAGTGCGTCTGAAAAGTCGTCGTAGGATTCAGCACCAAGCAATGCCGGGGACATCAGACGGATCATGGCCGTCGCGGTGTAGAGTCCGAGGCCAACGGTGTTCAGATTCTCGACCGAGATAACCAGTGTCGTGGTCTCCGGGGGGATCTCTTCGTAGCTTGTGCCCGTGTGGATCACTGCCGTCGGGAAGGAGACGGCGAGGGCCGACTTGAAAGCGGCTTCGATGGCTAGGGGATTCATGGGATTAGTCGCGGAGTGCCTGGACGGTGATCGACGGATTCACCGGGTCGCCGATGTTGCTGACGGAGTGCTCGATCCTGAATGTGACGTTCTCATCCACGAGCTTCAGGACGGCCCCCTTGACGGGCTTCGCAGCGCGGCCAATAGGCCAGACTGCGGTCAGGGAGGTGGCGATGTTGAACCCGCCAGTTTCCAAGCTGTCGGAGATCGAGGGGAAGGAGACCGAGGCAAAGAAGGGCTTGCCCCCGGCAATGGAGATCCGTGTGCCTGTCGCGTCGGAGACGTAGCCGATGCGCTTGCGGGATGCCCGGAGGATGGTGCTGCGCTTCACACCAGATCGTAGGTGTCAAAACTGCCTTCAGCCTTCAGTCTTCAGTCTATCCACCTTTCTCCACAAAAAGCAGAAGGCCGTCCCCCACGCACGAGGGACGGCCTTGCTTGGTTTGCCTAGTGGGAGGACTTAGGCGGCGGCGACGATGAGACCCATCGTTCCGGAAGTGACGGCCTTCGCGGCTCCGAACATCACCTCGGCGGAGGCGACGATCGCGCGGGTGCTGCGATCTGCCATCACGTTGTAGTAGATGCTCATGCCGAGCTGCTCGAGAACCACCACGTCGCTGACCAGATACTCGTCACGGACGTGATCGAGCGCAGGAGCGGCGGAGGCAATCGCCAGAGCCTCGGGGCTGCAAGCGAATCCAGCGAGGCGGGTCTGTCCAGCGAACTGATTCGCGTAGAACACGCCGTTGTCGAACCCATACGCGCCCTTGTCGAGCGTGATCGAGGTCGTCGCGGTCGGGATGATGCCGCTGTAGAGGGTCGGCGAGAGCACGAGGCCCTTGCTGCTGCTCTTGCTAACGGAGGCCCAGAGCTTGGCGAGATCGCCAGCGGCGAAGTTCGCGGAAGCAGTGGCGGGAGCGACGACTGCCGAGCCGTAGTTGGCAACGGTGATCGGGGTGGTCACAACGGCCCAAATCTTGTCGGCGAGGGCGTTGAGGTTGATCTTCACCAGCTTCTCAAGCTTGATGCCGGACTGAATGTCCGAGTAATCGAGGCCGAAGGGCTGATAGAGGTGGTCGAGGGCGACGGTGGCCTTGTCCAGAGTCGTGCCGCCCGTGCTGTTGAAGCTGGTCGGGTTGGTCTGGGTGCTGGAGGTTGCCGTGGCGACGGGCACCTGGATGGTGTCCTTGGGCTTCTTGACCTCTGCGGAGAAGTCGGAGGAGAACAGATTCAGAGCTGCGAGGCGGTTGCCAAGCACGGTCTGCGCCTGCTCAGAGATCGTGCTCGCGATGAGCGCGGAATCAATGGTGTTGGGCATGGTGGTGGGGTTGGGTTGGGTTGGGTTTGCTTGGTTTCCTGTGGCGTTATTGCCTCATGAAATTAGTTGCG